AATATAAATAATTATAACAAAATTATGTAAACAAGTCAATGCTTTGAATTCGACAAAAAACGACAAAGAAAAATAAAAATATATGTTATAATTATTTAAAGGGGGCATTCTTATGAATTATTGTGAAGAAAAATATAATGCAAAAAGATATATTATATCTCTTAATGAATTAAATTTTTTTAAAGAATTACAAAAATTAATAAATATAATGGATTTAAATTTACTTACACAAGTAAGCTTATATAGTTTGATTGAAACAAAATATAAAAAGTATAATTATGAAGAATTTAATAAAATAAAAAGTAAAAGTATAGATTTTGTTATTGCTGATAAGAAAAGTTGTAGAGCAAGAGTTTGTATAGAACTTGATGACACAACACATAACTCTGAAGCAAGAAAAAAAAGAGATAAATTTTTAAATGAATTATTTGAAAGTGTAAATATAAAATTATTACACATACAAGTAAAAGACAATTATGATGAAGATATTGAAATAATAAAACAGACAATTATTGAAGTTATGTCTGAAAGTGAATATTAATTTAATTAAGGGTTGTAGGACATTTTTTGCCTACAACCCTACTCTATTTTAATTCATACATCACAATTGACAAAAGTTTTCTCGGCATAAAGAAGAAATTACAAGAAGAAAGTTCAATTTTATTCCAATATTCCTTTTGCAATTGTATCAAACAACTTCTTCAAAAGTAAATGGATTAAAATCTATAAAATTATTTTCGTTAATATCTAATTTTTGGCTAAAATCAACACCAGCATTTTTTAAACATTTAATACGGTCATAATATGAAGATTTACAAATATTATTTTTTACAACTTGTACACCATCAACAACTAAACTACAATAAAAATTATATAAATTTTTACCTTTTACATCACCATATACAAAATTTAGTCTTTCTTTTACTTTTTCCCTATTTCTTACCTTTGTCAATTCATTATCATAAAATTTTAATAATTTCATAAATTCATCACTCCAAACTTTTTTTAAATCGTCATATAAAACATTTATAACTCTTATATAATTTTTATTATATAGACTTTCAAGCTTTTTCTTTTTTATTTCTATTTCAAATCTTAAATATCCTTGTATAATATCCAAATAATTATCTAAATGAAAAGTATTAGTATTTTTAAATCTCTTTAAATCATGTTTTTTAAATTCTTGATATTTATTATAAATTTTTAATGTAGTTGTAGATCCTGGAACATATAAACCAGTACCACCATAGTCACTATAATTTTTCAAATTTCTTCTAGGATAATTACAACTATGTAAATTTTCCAAATATCGTTTAATATTATCTTGATTTTCTAAATCAAAACAGATAGCAATATCAACTCTTTGTAAAAACCAATGTTTAAGACTAGGTAAATCAACACTATAACTATTAGAAACCAAATCAACTAAACCTTTACAAATTTCATATAAATTATAAAATCCTTCATGTGAATTATATCCCTTTATAATTTTATGATAACTACCTTCAATTTCTAAATAATACATACCAATAAATTTATATTTTGAGCCGTCCCCTACTCTTACACATAAACTTGTGTCATAACTTCCTTTCAAATAGTCATTTGTTATATTATAAAATACTTCGCCTGTAGACATACTATAAGAAGTTTTAACAATGCTATTATTATGTATTTTTTCATAAGTATATTTATTAATCATAGTAAATAATTTAATCGTATCAATCAAAAAAAACACCTACCCAATAAATATATTTTCCGTAAGTACGGACGTTAGGAGGGTGTTACTAAGAACCCTCCTAAAATTTTTTTAGTAAATTATCAATTTGTATAATTTTATCTTTTATATCTTTATTTTTAAATGGTATACATTTAAATGTTTCTTTTGTAGTTAATAAACAACCTTTTATTAATTTTAATTCATTTTTATCAAACATTTAATTTAATCCCCTTTCATTTCTTTTAATATATTCTTTATTTTTTATACTATCTACAACAGCATAACTGTCAAATAAATTTCTAATATTATTACTTTGAATAAAACTATACTTCCATTTTTTACGAGTTTTAAATTTACGTTCCGGAGTAAGATTGTCTACAATAGCATTATAATCATCAGCATCAAAGCATTTTTGTCTAGTCCAACGACCAAGAATAGTTTTACATTCTACAACTTCATAGCATTGTTCTCTTAACTGTTTAACTACTCTTGTAAATACTTGACTAGTAGCAACAATTTTAATCCTTTGTTTACGTTGCATTGTGACAGTAGATAATAGTTCCTCAGGAAAATCTTGCCAGTTATTAGAATTATATTCGTTTTGTAATTCATCAATTGCAAATATAACACCGTCTAAGCCATTCCTTACTTCTGTAAATTGTCGCCAATCTGTAAAAGGCATATCTTGTCTAATATAATTAAAATTAGTGACAATTTTACAATCTGGGTATTTATCTTTCATACTGTCAAGATATTCAACCATACTTATTGTCTTACCACCACCGTTGGCGTCCACAAAAAATGGTCAAACCATATAAATCAAATTTACGGCCATTTATAATAAGCATTAAAAAATCGTAAAACTTCCAACGTAAAAAATCTAAAAGCTTACTAAGAAATCTTAAAATAGGAATTTCTATAACTGGAATGTCATAAGACTCAAGTTTTTTACTAATCTGTAATAATTTATATTGAAAATTTAATCGTTTAAATTTAGAATATACTTCCATAAATTCACTAAATTCTAACTTATCAAAAACATTATTCCTTAAATTCCTATAATATTTATTAAAAACAATATTCTTACTCATAAAAAGCTCCTTTCAACATCTCCTAAACTATGGAATAACACCAACAATAATATCTAATATAAAAAAGGCAATAGCCATAACAATACGAGTTGTAAGCCAAAAAACAATACTTCCTAAAGCTAATATCCAAACATCAGTAGGAAAAAACTGCAAAGCAGTAGATAACATATCAAAAACACCAATTGCAGTATCTGTTAAAGTATCAAAAACAGGTAATAAACTTATAATACCATTAATAAGTAAACGCAAAGGCAAACATAATAATTCAATAATCATAAAAACCCCCCTATTTGTTAGAAGTCGCCTTACTGTCATTATTAAAACTAGAAACATAACCATTAACAGCACCAGCACCCCTAAATAAAACGATAATTTGATTTAAGTTATAAAAAATAAGCATTATATATATAACAACACGCGACCAAGTATACCAAGTATCCTTATACTTATCAAAAATCGAAAAATCAATCCATTTATCCTTAGTAATACTCAAATTGTCGGATATATAATAATTATTTAAATCTATATTCTCAGTAATATTTTCGACATTAATATTTTTCATTTCTTCGATAGTATCAAGATAATCATAATAAGGAATTTTCTCATTTATAGCCGTTCTAAATTCTTCTGCCATATTATTAAAAAAATTATCTTCAGGTACAAAAAGAAAAATAAATAGTTCTTTAAATAAATCAACTATAATACCAGGCAAATCAAAAATTAATTTCCATAAATCACCTAAAAGAGAAATTACTTTTTTTAAAATGAAGTCATCATGTAAAGGATTTAAGTAATTTAAAACTTGCTTTAAAATAAAATCTTCACTTAATGGATTAATATATTTTAAGACAGAATTCGACGAATCAAATAAACGCTTAAACCAATCCCAAAGAGTACTAAGCCAACCGGGATTAGAATTTTCAGTGTTTGAATCATCGCCATTGGTACTTCCTGAGCCGTTTCCAGTGCCGGTATTACCACTTCCTGCACTGGAACCTGAAAAAAAACATCAGAAAAAGTATTATCAGTGTAAATAGTGGCATTTGTATATGAAGTAATTATATTATTTTCACCATCTAAATAAGAATAATTAAAAGATGTCGAACTATGTTTTACAAAATTAGAAATTGAATTATCATAAACATAGATAACAATATCACCAGGATTAGTAGCACTAATATTACCTAAACCAGAACGGAGGGTACAATAACGAGCAGGATTTGAAGAAGATGTAGAAACTTCAATGTAAAGTTTAAAATCAGGAAAAGCACTCTTTTTTATAAAATTAACATCGATACTAACCCCACGATTATTTCTAAAAAAGTAATAATAATCATTATTAAATTCAGGTAAATTGACGAGATTATTATAAATATCATCAGAACCACAAGCAGAACGCAAACTGTCAGGAAAAGACAAATCATTAAGAGTAATTGCAAAAACATTATTTATATTAAAAAATAAAATAAATAAAAATGTAAAAGAAAAAATTAAAATAAATATATTTTTTAATTTCATAATACAAGCTCCTTTCTAAATTTTCAATTTTAAAATAGCCCAGTTTGCGACATAAAAATTGTCGCAAAAACTGGGCATAAATTTATAAAAACTAGAAGAATTTATAAATTATTCTTGGTATTAATGAAACAGCAATCATTATACCCATAATAGTTAATCCGATTGGTAGTAATACGCCTAAATTTGTTGTAATTGTATTTACTAAACCAGAAAACATATCAGCAGTTAAAGTTAAACCAGTTATTGTATCCATAACAACTCCTTTCTCTTATAAAGGCTTTTTGAAAAAATGAAAATTACAAAAAACGAATATCAGGAATATAAGTAATTATAA